TCGCCCATTCAAGTAGTGGTCAGAGCGACAACGGAGTATGGCTTGGGCAATCAGTCTGCCGGCACATCTCCTCTTTTATACACATCTCCTGGATCCCTGTGGGACGTCAGTGAGTGGGACGAGTTTTCCTGGGGTTCCGCTTACTCGAATGACGCAAAGATCAGGGTGTCGGTAACCGGCGCAAACATGGGCGTTTATATCGGCACTGACGGCAGTGAGAACGCCAGTCACACGATCCACGGGGTAACCCTTCACTACTCTCCCAGGAGACTCATACGGTGATACGGAGGCTAAGAAGTGCCTAACAATTATGTACCAACGCTAACGGCGCTACAGGCTGGTGAGCTGGCGCGAGCGGCTGATATCAACACGCGCTATGACTATGTTGAGTCGGCTTTCGACAAGCTGCCTACTCCTGTTTCTTCCGGCCAGGGCTTTTCCGATCCGGTTCCCGTAGGCACTCCAACCGCCAATGAACACGCTACCACCAAGCTCTATGCTGAGACGGTAATTATTGCGGCGGCAGAAGCTGCGGCCCTGGCGTACATCACCCCTAGCACGACTGCGGCGGCGGCGAGTGCGGCGGCAGCGCTAACTAGCGAGACAAATGCGGCCTCGAGCGCGACAGCGGCGGCTACGTCTGCCACTAACGCGGCTACGAGCGAAACTAATGCCGCAACGTCTGAGACTAACGCCAGCACAAGCGAAACCAATTCGGCCGCAAGTGAAACAGCAGCGGCTACCAGCGAGACTAACGCGGCCACTAGCGCGACTGCCGCAGCGGCCAGCCAGGTTGCGGCGGCTGGAAGTGCAACAGCGGCGGCATCATCGGCTACTGCCGCAGGCACCAGTGAGACTAATGCCGCTACTAGCGAGACCAACGCGGCTACTAGCGCCACTAACGCCACTAACAGTGAAACTAACGCAGGGGCGAGCGAAACGGCGGCGGCGACTAGCGAGACAAATGCCGCTACTAGTGCAACTGCGGCGGCAGGATCGGCCACAGCGGCCGCGACCAGCGCGACCAATGCGGCGACCAGTGAAACAAACGCCAGTACGAGCGAAACCAATGCTTCTACGTCAGCCACACTGGCAGAGGATTGGGCGACCAAAACCAGCGGAACCGTAGATGGAGTTGATTACTCTGCGAAGTATTATGCGACTAGCGGGAATGTCTCTACGGTTGCTACAAATATCGCTAACGTAAATACAGTCGCGACAAACATTACTGACGTCAACGCTTTTGCAGAAACCTACTTCATCTCTGCAACAGCACCAGGAAGCCCGACCACGGGTGATCTGTGGTTCGACACCAGCACAAACACTATGAAGGTGTACGGAAGCTCTGGCTTTCAGAACGCGGGCTCATCCGTAAACGGAACCTCTGAGCGAGCAGAGTATGTGGTTGGCACCAGCTCTGGTTCGTACACCGGATCCACTACCACCTTCCCGGCTACCTATGACCCCGGCTATGTAGATGTTTACATGAACGGCATCAAGCTCGCGGAGACTGACTTTACGGCAACCAACGGCAACACTGTTGTACTCGGTAGCGCGGCTGTTTCTGGGGATCAGATTTCTATTGTTGCGTATGGCACGTTCAATGTTTCTACCGCGCTGGCGAAAGCATCAAACCTTTCGGATCTAACCAGCGCCGCAACTGCGCTGTTAAACCTGGGCCTAACGGCCACAGCGGCTGAGCTGAACCTCCTCGATGGCGTTACGGCTACTACATCTGAAATCAACACTCTTGCTGGTGTCACGGCTACTGCTTCAGAAATCAACACATTATCTGGAATCACTGCGACAGTAGCAGAGCTAAACATTTTAGACGGTGTTACAGCTACTACAGCAGAAATAAATTATTTGGATGTAACAACTCTAGGAACTTCAGAGGCTTCTAAAGCTGTGACAGCAGATGCTAATGGTGTAGTGACTTTTGACAATGGAACGATTGAAGAATCAACGGCATTGTCCGGAACATCTGTAACAATAAACCTAAGAGACGGCGATAACTTTACCCATACGCTGTCAGGCAACACGACTTACACGTTTAGCAATCCAGCGGCTACAGGTAAAACATCTTCGTTTACGTTAAAGGTAACTCAAGACGTTACAGCTAGAACAATTACATGGCCTGCAGCAGTTAAGTGGGCTGGTGGAACTGCGCCAACAATTAGCACTGGCTCTGGCGATGTAGATGTATTTGTTTTTATTACTTATGACGGCGGCACAAACTATTACGGATTTACCTCTGGTCAGGATATGTCGTGAGTGCTTCCAGAAAGTTAATGCAAATTGGAGCCTCAGGTGCTGAAGATTTTAGTGCTGACATTTTAGTTGTTGGAGGGGGTGGAAACGGCGGCAACGGCGCAAATAACAACATTGGTGGTGGCGGTGGTGGCGGTCGTGTTGTTCATGTAACTAACGCTACATTGTCAACTACGGTTTTGTATGCCGTTACTGTTGGCGGTGGCGGGGCTGGCACTGGCGGTAAAGGAGGGACTTCTCAGTTTAGTGTTAGTGGACAAAATGGGTCATATAACATAACCGCAATAGGCGGTGGCGTTGGCGGGGGAAGCAATACTTCAGCCGCTAACATGACAGGCGGGTGTGGCGGTGGTGGAGATTTGCAAACATCTCCTAGCACTGGAGGGTCTGCAACTGGTTCTGGTTCTGGGATAACAGGTTTTTCTGGGACTTTAAATGCTAATCGCGGCTTTGCTGGAGGGCGCGGAGATGGCCCAGAAGGATACCCGTATTCAAACGCTGGCGGAGGCGGTGGCGCTGATGGTGGCGGCTATAACTATACCTCTACTCAAGGCGGTTCAGGCGGAAATGGCTGGATAAGCACCATTACGGGAGCAGTCGGACGTTACGGCGCTGGTGGAGGTGGTGGTGGATATACTGGTGACGGTGGAGATGGAGGACAAGGCGGAGGCGGAAACGGCGGAAATAGAAGCTACGTTCCTACCGCAGGCACTGATGGTCAAGGTGCTGGAGGCGGTGGAGGCGGTCATGGAAGTACCGCTAGAGAAACAGGCGGAGCAGGCGGAGATGGAACCGTAATTATTCGCTCACTAAAAACCGCATCAGCTATAACAGGAAGCCCAACCTTAATTAATTATGGCTCTTACAAAATTTATGTATTTACGTCTAGCGGGACTATAACTTTTTAAGGGAAGTTGAAATGGAATACCTGAAAATAGATACAAATGAAGTTATTAACGAAGATCAGTTAAAGCAACTAAACCCTAATGTTTCGTTTGGACTTCCTTTGAATGACTCGTCTGCTGAAGCGTTAGGTGTAAAAGTAATTCAGAGAACAGATATGCCCGATACGGACGAGTTTTACCATGCTGAACCTGATGGCGTAGAAGAGGTGGATGGCGTTTGGCGAGAAAAATGGAAAATTGTCGCAGACTTTGAAGAGTACACGGATCAAAAAACAAATGCGGTGGTATCTGTCGAAGAGCAAATCCTGAACAAACAAAAGTCACAAGCTAGGACTAAGCGGGACGATCTCTTAAAGGCTACAGACCACTTTGGATTAGCTGACGTTAATGTATCAGCAGAAATGACAGCTTACAGGCAAGCACTTAGAGATGTGCCACAGCAGGCCGGTTTCCCCGGCGAAATAACCTGGCCTACCAAACCGGAGTAAAAATATGAGCAGGGCAAGAGATTTTGCGGACATCATTAGCAGTGGTGTCCTGGCTGATGGCCAGGTTAGCTTCTCTGAGATTACTGGAGTCACCGCAACCGCCTCTGAGATTAACTATCTCTCTGGTGTTACCTCTGCGATCCAGTCTCAATTCAGCAGCGTTCAATCTGACCTTGCCACGAAGGTAGGCGCTAGCTACACAGGCGACGTAGACATCACAGGCGAATTGCTAGTTGATAGTTATAACGAGACTTTTAAAACTGTTTCTAATTCAAGCTCTACGCTTTATTACGATATTGCAAACACATCTTACGATTCTGTAAGTTTTAGTAGTAGTCTTCCTACTCAACCTAAAGATTTGTTTTTAAAGCCAGACGGCACAAAACTTTATGTTATGGGAGAAGGTGGAGACGAAGTTAGACAATATTCTTTAAGCACTGCCTTTGATTTATCTACAGCTTCTTATGATAGTGTATTGTTTGATGTTGGCACTCAAGCTCCCGGTTCTCGTACACTTTATTTTAAGTCAGACGGAACCAAAATGTACGTAGGTGGAGACAGTACTGACACTATTTGGGAATATGATTTAAGTACGGCATGGAATGTTTCTACAGCTTCTTATAACTCTGTTAATCTTGTTTTAGGCACTTACACTGGAGCAGACCCAGAAGGTTTAGAATTTAAACCAGACGGAACTAAAATGTATGTTGTAGGCAGTCAAGACACTGTTTATCAATATGCTTTAAGTACCGCTTGGGACTTATCCACAGCCTCTTACGAAAACAAAGCATTTAACGTAGCAAACGAAGCGTATGATCCACACGGAATCCGATTTAATTCTGATGGCACACGGTTAATTGTTATAAATGATGCTACAGGTGTTCTTGGTGGTTTTTATCAATATTCTTTGTCTACTGCTTATGACGTTAGTACAGCGTCTTATGACTCTGTTTTTTATGATATAGATTCAGAAAGCACAACAGTTACGGGGCCACAAGGACTTCATTTCAGCGCCACAGGCGATAAAGTTTATGTAATAGATTCAGATGCAAATGCTGTTTTTCAATATAGTACTTCTTCTACGTCTAATACCACAACTCTTAACTGTGAAAACGCTAATGTTTTTGCAACACAATTATCTTCAAACACAACTGTTGTTTTTAGTAACCCACCTTCAAGTGGAACTACGACAGCAGTTTCAGGATCATCTTATGATTTAACTAATCCTACGTTTATTGATAAATTAAATGTTGCATCTAGGGTTGGTGATTTAATAGATGTTCATTTTAAACCAGACGGGACAGAAATGTATGTCATAGCTTCTGGTACTCTTGATACTGTGCATCAGTATACATTATCAACTGCTTTTGATTTAAGCACCGCTAGTTATGCTTCAAAAACATTAGATGTATCTGGACAAGACGGTGGCCCAACTGGAATATTTTTAAAGCCTGACGGAACAAAAATGTTTTTAGTAGGCGCGTTAGGAGATTCTGTTTATCAATACAGTTTAAGCACCGCATGGGATATAAGTAGCGCCAGTTATGATTCAGTAAGTTTAAGTGTTGCTGGGCAAGACACGAGTCCAAACGGAATTGTGTTTAAACCAGACGGAACTTCTATGTACATTGCAGGGAATACTTCAAATGCCCTATTTCAATATACTTTATCAACTGCATGGG